ATGACTCTTGAGACTAAATGGTCTGTCAGAGAATTCTATTATGTGGATGCTACTGTTGGTTGGAGGATTATGTAATGTCAACTGATTCTGATTTCATTGGAGCTGTTAAAGGCCCAGCTATAAATACACGTATGGTTATAGTTAGTAAAAAAGATAGACTAACTCTAGCTGATACCAGTGTATGGTTAAGAACTGGCGTAGTGAGTGACGATGTAGCTGGCTTTCCAGACGCTACAACACATATAGATGCTGATGGGTTGGGAACTATGATAGGAACACCAATAGCTTTAACCTTTAAAGGATTTCCTGTTTATGTGAGGATTGGCTAATGAGTAAAGGTTTAGATTATTTTTTAAGTGGGGCTGCTGATAAAAGTTATGTTGGGGCATTGTATACTTTTAATGAAACAGATAATAAAATAACACAAGCTGATGGTTCGGTTTGGTTAAAGACAGGTACTGGTGAGGATGACTTAGCAAGTTATCCTGATGCGCCTAAGTTTGTAGACTCATATGTTTGGAGCGGAACTGAGGTTACACTACCAGCTGGGAGTTGGGTAGGTGTTATTTATGATGAAACATCTTATTGGACACTGAATCTATCAACCAAGAATGTAGTTGAATTAGATACTAATCTTATACCAACTGGCGTTGAGATAGACGTTAGTGCTAAGATGGGAGGTTTTGGAACTGGCTTAGGCTGGGATGGTACTGAGGCTTGGATTTGTACTAGAACCTTTAACAAGATGTACTCTTATAATTCAGCTTGGGTATATCAAACTGAGTATACGATAAATAATGAGGTTATAATTGACCTTACTTCTGTGTGTTGGGATTCTCTTGAGCAAAAATTCTGGATGGTGGGGACTAATAGATTTATAGCAGATATGTATGCAACCTCACAAGATGTTACAGTAGGATTTCCCTCTCATAAAGCTGGGCAACCTTATGGAATAGAGTATGATTCTGATTCAGATACATTACTAATGGTTGACAAGACTTCTCCTGTGGAAATTTACAGGTATAATAAACAAGGTAGATTATTAAATATCTACCCTGTAGCGGGTATAGGTACTCTTATAGACCTTACAAAAAGTGGAGATAATATAGTAGTTTTATCTGATGACAGTGACCAGCTTAGATTATTAAATCCAGTTTATAAAGTAGGTATATCTGAAGCTTTGGAAGAAAATGGTTTTATTGTTTATGTGAGGATTAAATAATGGCTATAACAGTAATTCAAGCAACCCCTGTTCCTAAGCAAGGTTTTAGAGAACGCTTTAGAATGCCTCGTTTAGAGTTACGCTCAGATGGTATTAACATGAAGACTGGTTTAAATACCCGAGTCTTTGCTACAGAAAGTTCTTTTTGGTCAACCTTTGCTACTACAGCACAGGGTTTTCGTGAAGGAGCACAACTTACTAATGTAGTTAATGGAGCTGTCCTAGATAAACTTTTAGATATACAAGGAGAGTCTGGGATAATCACACATATAATAAGCCCAGAGACTAGTTCCAATGCTACGCTAGGTAGTATGGAGATACTAGTAATAGCTGATGGAGTATCTACTAATTATAAATTTAACGACATACCTAAATTATCTCGTGCAATTTTAGGTGGCATAAAACCTGGAGTAAATTCCATAATAGGTTCTACTGCAAAAGATAATACGGAGTATGGTAGTTATCTGGATGAAGGGTGGTTAGCTCTTTCTACTGATACTTATAATTCAATTGGAGTTGTACTAACCCCTTGGCAGTGTTTAAGTGAGGGTATTGGAATACCATATGAAAATAGTATAGAGATATATATAACAAAAACTGTAGCAGTAGAACCAGGAAATACTTACAGTAATAGAGCTGTAGTAGCTTACGTTGGGAGTACACCAGCATGGTAGATATAGTAAAAGAAAGTATACCTTTAAGAGAGCCGGATATTATAACTGATATAAGATTCCCAATGATGACTACCAGTCGTGCTTATTTAAAGGGAGATAATGTAAATATATACAATGATGAGGATGCTACCTTTTGGTCACGCTTCTCTAACACGGGAAGAGTTTCTCAAGTTAGTGCTGAAAAAGCTATGGCTGGTACTGTTGATTCTGTAGCAACTATTATTATAGATGTTCAAGGAGAGTCTGGTATACTCACTCACGTAATAGGACCAAAGTCTAATCTTGCTACGAAGGGAGGTGCGATTTATGTTTATATTGATGGAGAACTTCGGACGTACTCTGCGAGATTTATAGACCTTAACTACAGATTATTATTAGGAGGGTTCATAGCGACAGGCGACCCTATTACAACAGTCAATACACAACAAGTAGGTATCGGGAGTTATAAGGATTACGGTTGGAATACGAATCACGTTACAACTATTACCCCACAACAAGCTATTTTTGAGGGTATTGGAATACCTTTCAAGGATAGTCTGAAAGTTATAATTAAACAAGATAGTATTATGCAGACAAGTAACGGAAATAGAGCAGGAGTGTGTTATGTCAAAACTTACAATTGAGGTCATTGAAGATGGCAGACCAGTAAACCCATCACGGGAGCCGGTTAGTGGGGACTGGATTAGGGTTACTAATGGCAAGTCTCGAAGAGAGTATGAATACCAAGAACCGACTCCTGCAGTTGAGGAAGATGCTATAATACTTACAGTAACTTTGGGTAAGGATATAGCTCAAGTTGGGGAGCCCGTTAACTATACCATAGAGTTTAGTGAGCCTATTACAGTTCCTGGTATAGTTCCTATTAGTGTTTCAGATAGGAATGGTATGCATGTAACTAATATTGGTACTGAGATTCGAGCTGGCGTTGCCTCGGGTACTTTTATCATGGATAGGGCAGGTGATTTTACTGTAACCGAAGAAGCGATAAATTTCCACAAAGGGAGAATCCCTCGTAAATTAAAGCTTGGGAATCTAGTGTGGTTGCGCGTTTATCAGGGGATTATATAAATGACATACGATAAACTTATAAATCAAATTCTGGTCCGAATGGGCAATCGAATGGGTCTCAAGAAGATAGCAGAAGAGACTGTTGAGATTGTTAAAGTGGAGTTGGAGGAAGATATTTTTCATCCATACTTTCTACTTAGTGAGAATCAATATTTTGACTGTGTAATCGATGAGGCTCGAATCCCTGTACCCGAAAAGTTTCTTGCTGAATACGAGAATGGTGCTTTGTGGATTGAGGTAGAAGGTGTATTTAAACAACTCCTTAAAACTACACCAGACCTTTGGGCAGATAGAAGCGCAGGGGTTCCTACTCATTATGCGCAAATGGGTGAGTACTTTAGATTATTTCCTACTCCTGATAAGGCTTATCTAATTAGAACTTTTAATTACGTAGGTACAGATTTGCTAACCAATACAAGCAATCCTTGGCTAACTGATGGAGCCACTTGGTTGATATGGGCTACTGTAGCTTTGCTGGCTCAAAGTGGTAGGGATAAAAACTGGACAACCTTTGAAGGTAGAGCTACTAATGCTCGGTTAACTTTAGAAGCCAAAACAACTGAACGTGAGAACGTAAATCTTGAGATGAATATGGGGAGTATATAATGGCAGTAGAAACTATATCAGTCGATTCGAATATAACATTGCTTAATGACCTTTGGCCTTTAATTTCAGACCCAATGTCTGAAGGAGATAACCATATAAGATTAATTAAAACATTACTCCTTAGGTTTTATGTGGAATTTGAAGCTCTTAGTAAGTCCGATGTTGGCCTAGCAAATGTAGCTAACTATGGAACTACGACTGTAATTAAGGCCGCTTCTGAAAGTGTGTATGTACTCCCGAGTGCTGTTCGTGCTGTATTTGGTGTGGTAAAACAAACAGCTACTTTTACTTCTCTTGAGGAAGCTATGGGTTCTCTATCTGCAGGTTCCTTAGTCTCTAGGGCAGAGCAAGTAGGAACGGGTGGGCCTTGGAGAGTTTATTATTACGAGTTGAGTTTATAATATGGAACTTACAAATATACATCAATTGAGAGCTAGCGCTGGCTTTGTGCCAGACCTACCCCCAGAGGATTTACCTGCGGGTACTTTTTCAGGTGGGTCTAATTATACTGTAGGTGCTAGGGGTATTGAAAAAACACCTGTATTTAGTGAACTTAATTTGGTACCAGATAACAATCCACATGCTATCTTCTATCAGCAAATTAGTGCTGCAGATTCTAAGATAATAGTAGCCGGAGATTCTAAGATTATACTATTTGATGGGACCTCTAAGGTGGACGTTACTCGTGTATCCGGAGATTATTCAGCTGATGCTAAGACAGCTCCATGGTCTATAACAGATTTAAATGGAGTAGTATTTCTTAACAATGCTGGTGATATTCTACAATATTCAGCCGTAAGTGGTTTACTGGAAGATGCCCCTAATATGCCAGCTGGTATGCAGTTTAAACAGGTAGTTGCTTATAAAAACTTTTTGTTTGGATTAGGCACGTCTGAAGATTCTGGTGCTACGTGGGATAATAATCGTATCGTTTGGGGAGACCCAGCTGAGCCTGGAAAAGTTCCACCTGGATGGGAGATAGGTGACCCTGCTACTACATCTGGGGATAATATTATTCCTTCTAAGTTAGGGTTACGCGATGGTCTGGTTTTAGGTGAAACATTATTTCTCTATAATGGCGATTCAACTTATGCAGTTGATTTTACTGGAGGTTCCTTTGTCTTTACGTTTAAGAAACGGTTTGCTGATTTTGGCATACTGTCTAATAATTGTGTGGTTGCTTACGATAATCGTCACTTCGTTATAACAGAGGAAGATTTCAGAACACACGATGGTTTTAAATCTGACCCAATAGGAACAGACACTATTCGAGATTACTTTTTCGATACGTTAGATAAAGCAAATTTTGCTAGAACATTTGTAACTACTAATATTATAAAAGCACAGATTTGGATATGCTATCCAACCATAGGTAATACTACTCCTAACAGAGCTATTATATGGAATTGGAAAAGAAACTCATGGGGTATAAAAGATTTACCTAAGAACTTTTCTTCTGGGGATTTTGCAGAAAGAACTGCAGATACTATTCGCACATGGAATGATATTTCAGGTACGTGGGATAGGGTAGGTAACTGGAGTGATACTGCCTTTAGGGAACTTGAATCACAGATGATATTCTTAACTAAAGATAATGATAATATAGTTGGAGAATCTTCTGATGGTTTAGAATTAGGATTACCGCAGAAAACGGTATTAGAGAGAATAGCCCTACCACTTGGACCTCTATCTAGGGATGGTGTTATTAGGTCTGATTTCAAACAAGTAAAACAGGTTGGAGAGATTTGGTTTTATGGCTCAACAGATGGTCCTTTTGATGTGCAGTTAGGTGGGCAAGATACCTTATCTGAGGAAGTTGTTTGGGGAGAAGTTGTCACGTTTGACCCTAAGACCAGTCGCAAACTTGATTATATGTTTAGTGCAGTATTTATATCTATGCGTATAATTACTGAGGCTTCAAAATTCTCTCTCAATAAAATAGAATTTAGATTCGCAATGGAAGGAGAACTTTATGGCTTTGGCTAAACAAGAGGTAATGTACATACCAGCTAATGTACCAGATACGGATGACCCTCAAATTCTTAAAACATTTATAGCTGAGGAACTTCAAAAAATAGCAGTAGTATTTCAACGGGTATATGAAATCGTAGAGGCGCCGCCCTAACCCTTAATCTACTTATTGCAAACTGAGGTTTATCCTATATACTAGTAGTATTACTAGGAGTATTTATGAAAAAATTATATACGAAAATAGCTCTTGGGGGCGGTAGTGATTCTACTACAACAACCCAAGAGCCGCCTGACTTTCTAAAGCCATATTTAACTATGGCAGCTGCTGAGGCACAAAGACAATTCCAAGGCCCCAATATTAACTTGCCGCCTGAGCAGAGTGGTATAGCGCCTTTGAATGCAAATCAGTTAGCTGCACAAGAAATGGCTTTATCATATGCCAGTGGTGGTCAGCCCGTGAATATGCCACAATATCAAGCTCCTGTTTTTACTGCTATGGGCGCTGCTCCTGGAGCTCCCGCAGGTCTTCCAACTCCTGGGCTTTCTGCAAGCGACAAAACTAGACAGGCAAAACTTGCGCCTCTTGGAAATTAAGGATTACAGATATGAAGGTAAATAAATTTACTACTGCTGTAGCTCTAGGTATTTTCCAGAGTATGGGGTCAGGTAATACTCCCGGCATAATCGGAAATACTAGCATTAAAAGGGCAGTTAAAGCACCCAAACCCACAGGTTTTCCAAGTACTCAAAATCTTATTGCTGGAGGAACACCAACAGGTACCCCAGATGGGGTGCCTAAGATGCCTGGGACAACACCCCCAATAATGGGAGCGCCTGTGAGTATGCCTTCTCCAGAATTGACACCTATACGAACAGGGGATATTAATTTACCACCTGCGGGTGGACTTGGAGTTCCGGCTATAACTCCGGAATCAAATATTCCTGCGCCAATCGCTGCAGCTCCTGCACCAGCAGCGCCTGCGCCGGTTCCTCCTCAAATAACTACACCGGTTCCTGGTTCTTTGCCCGCACAAGTTGCAGATGCAATGCAAGCCCAAAGTGATTTACTTACAAACCCAGGCGGTGGTGTAGCTAACCCATTTGTACAGATGGCTATGGGTGGCGTTGGCGGTATGAACCAGTTGGACCCTGCATCTGCGATGTTGCAGAATCAATTGTTTAGTCAGGCATTTAATACAGGCGGTAATGAGACTATCCTGCAAGCGTTAGAGGCTACAAATGTAAGTCCCACGGGAACTCCATTTTCACAGGACTATTTAACGAACCTATTCCAAGGTGACGTTATGAGTCAGCCTGGAATGCAGGGAAGTCTTGATGCTATATCTCGTATGGTGAATAGGCAGTTGGAAGAGCAAACAATGCCTGGTATACAAGATGCCGCTATAGGCGCTGGTCAAATGGGCAGTTCAAGGCAGGGTATTGCTGAAGGTATTGCACGCCGTGGTGCTCAGGAGACTATAGCTGATGCAACTGCACGTACTACTATGGAAGCAGCACAGCAACAACAAGTACAGCAGCAACAAGTAATGAATCAGTTATTAGGCTTATCAGGACAGCAAAGTTTACAGTCTGGTAATATACTAAGTAGTGCTTTTGGTACTGGTCTTGGTGCAGCTGGTAGTGCTTTAGCTGGACAACAGCAAGCCAATATCACACAAGGCGCTACAGCAGGTTCGTTAGGCGGAGGTGCTTTCAATACTCAAATACAAGCGCAGTTACAGGCATTAGGATTGGCTCCACAAACTGGAGACTTTGGTATGGCACCTAGTAGATTAACAGGTGCAGTTGGGGATGCTCAACAGCAGTACCAACAACAACTTATTGACGAAGCACTGCAAAGATTCTATCAAACACAAGGAGCTGATAGTGCACAGTTACAACAGCTTCTTGCTAACTTAGGGATTATGTCCCCTATGGCTGGTGGACAGACTACTACTACCGGACCTGCAACTTCCACTGCAGGTAGTGCCTTGGGCGGGGCTGCTGCCGGTGCTGCTTTAGGTACGCAGATAATGCCTGGAATGGGTACGGGTATCGGGGCAGGGATTGGTGGTTTAGTTGGGGCATTTGGATAAGAGGTTATTATGGCTAATGGTATGTTTGGAAATATGGGTATAGGTGGACAGCCTTCTTTGGATTTACCAGAGATAAGTACACCAGCAGTAGCAGTTCCTCAAATGCAGGCTCCAGAAGTGGATACTTCTTTTGCAGGACACTTTACTGATTTCATGGATAAACCTGGATTCACAGAAGGTATGCTTGCGTTTGGCTCCGTTTTAATGGGCGGAGGAAATATAGCAGATGCTGGAATGCAGATGGTTGGAGCTTTGACAAAAGCTAGTGACAAGGAGACTTTGAAGGAGCAGCATGAAACTCAAAAAAGACTCCTAGCTCTGCAGCAATCCAAAGAAAATGCTTATACGGAAAGAGACATTAAACGTAAAGAACTTATTGCAGGCGAAACCATTGTATCAGGTAAGCATGCGCGCGATATGGCTGAGGAAACTTTGGAAGATAAAAAGGTACGTACCGATATTCTTCGAGAAGCTGAGACACGTTTAAGTACGAGAAGTTCTGCTGACATAATGAAGGACTTCACCATAATGAAAAAGCTAGATGCGGAGACTGCTAAGCTTAATGCTGAAACAAATATACCACCAAGAGTAAATGCAAAGTTGTGGGACTCGGCACTTAAAACTGCAAAAGCCTCAGCACCTACCAATCAGTTTGGTGAGTCTATGGAAGTCCCAGTGAGTGATGTGCTTAAGGTTTATAATGATTTATCTGGTAAACCAATTCATCTGAGTTTAGACTCGGCTACCTTAAAAGATTTAGTTGAAACTACTGCCTCTGATATGCAGATAAACCCTAATGCTTTAGAAGAAAAAACTGCAGAGATAGAAGATACCTATGGACCAAAAGCTGCTAAACGATTTGCAGCAGCGGCCGCTAGGAAAGCTAAGACTACTGCAAAACCCAGAGAAGTTTCTATAATGGAAAGTGTTTTCGGAGGATAATATGCCTAATGAGTATTTAAAACAGCCTGCGATTGATGGGTCTGATTTACCAGGGGCGGCTTCGGTCGCTCCTCCTGTCTCACAAAACCAAGCTATGCAGCAGCAAGGGTTCCAACCTCAGGAAGAAATGTCTGCTGTTGAGTTTGCTCGCCAGCAACAAGGTCTCTTTGAAAGAGATAGACCAGGCGAAGTATCAACGGGTCCTGCAGCTTCTATTGCGAGAGGAGCGTTTGCTACTGCTGGAAGTATTTTAAATTTGATTGGAGCTGAAGACTGGAAATTGGCTGCCGATAGAATAGGTGCGAGGCTCCCACCGGAAGTTCCTGAGTTTCAGGACATTAAGGACTGGGGCGACTTAGGTACTTTTGCAATAGAGAAAAGTTTAGAGAATGCAGTTAATGCCCTTATTGTAGCAGGTGCAACTATAGCGGCTCCTGCTCTTGGAGTTCCAGCTGTTGTAGGCACTACGGCAGGTGCTGGTCTATTAGCTGCTGGCGAAACTGCACAGACTATTGATACATCAGGCGCAGAAAGAACAGTACTTAATATGGTCCCAGCTACTGTAATGAACACAGCCTTAGAAACTTTTTCTGCTTTAAAGATATTCAAGAATGCTGGATTGTCAAACTTCTTGTTTGATGCTGTCGAAAAGTCTGCCGAAGTTACAGGTTTTGGAGCTATACTTAAAAGGGCTGCGGTAGAAACAGGCTCTTCCTTTGTAGTTGAAGCTACGACAGAAGCAGCACAAACGTATATAAATCAAGTTAATGCTGAGTTAGCTAATGACGTATCACTTAAAAAAGCAATCGCACTTTTACCAAAAGAACAGCATGAACTTATTAATGCTTTCATGGCTGGTGGTTTCGGAGCTGCTGTAACAACCGCAGGTGTCAAGGCTGTTACAGGTACTATTAAAGCTGGTATAAAAGCTAAGCAATCTAAGTCTAATGCGGCGCCTGTGCAGGATACCGAAATTATCCCAGGAACTCCAACGGACACAACCCCCGTTAGAAAGCCTGACGATGTGGCTCCAGTAGAAGATGTTCTTGATACGCGAGAAGAAGCTGATAAACAAGATGATAATACTCAGGAAAGTTTAGCACCAGATGACGAGATGAGTACACTTAGTCAGGCCATATCTACTAATCTGCGTACTATAAATATTGGCGAAGTGTCCTCTATGACTGGAGACCAAGCTTTCGTAACGGGTACTGGGCAGATGCCTATTGCTAAACCAAGTGGTACCTCTAGAATAGATAGGTCTAATTTTGAAACTGTTGATGGTGCATTAGTTGCAAACAAAATGCCGGAAGCTTTATTAACTGTTCCTGTATCTTCTTTCGAGAATGGGGTATTAAATAGTTCTTCTATATCCATGTCTCAAATACAATCCAATGCACCTAAAACTTATATACAAGGCAATGGAACTAGTTTATTTGGTACATACCAAAAGCCGGAACAAGTAGCACAAATCTATGATACAGTCGAAGCATGGCGTAAAAAGTATCTGCCCGACCGTTCTATAGTTTTAGGTGAGCATTCTAATGACGTAATAGCTGCAGAACAAAGTGCAGGTGGTTATCACTCCGCTATGCTCTATGACGTAGACTTTAATTCAGAACTTGCTGCTACTGGGATAGTACAGAATCCGTTGTCCTATATAGCTGTTCGTCCAGAGGTTATTCAAAATAGAATGTTTGAGATGAATGAAGACGGGAATAGGAGTAAACCTATTACGAATACTGACGTTTTCTCAGTTGTAATGTCTACGTTATCTCACGAAGTAGGCCATGCTATTATAGCAGATAATATTAATAAAACTCCTACAGAAGAGCTTTCCCAATTAAAATCTGAACACCGTGAAATGTTGGCGGGATTAAAAGACAAGACTTATGGAGAAGTATTAAGTGAATTAGGAAGTCCCACTGAGTATATGATTCTTGACTATGGACAAACTATTCTTGATATGCCTTTCAGTGAAGTTGCTGATAAATACATGTCTCGTAAAGAGTTAACTTACATTCTTTCTTTTGACGAGTATGCGGCTGAGCAAGTAGCTAAGTCTCTTGCCGCCAACAAAAAGCCTGAGCAGTCTACAAGTTTCTGGGATGGAGTAGCTAGACAACTTAAAGAACTATACAAGGACTTCACTGCACTATTTAGGGTTAAACCAAAATTCTCTGCTTGGTTAGAAAATATTGGGTATAGAAATAGAGTACGCGAATTAGCTATGAGTGTTCCTTATATAACTAACAAGGTCCCAGATGAACTTAAACAAGTAATTGATTTGAAAGAGGGAGCTCATCTACCTATGATTGAACCTGACCTTAGCACACCAACTGGACGTATAGTTCCGGAAGCTGGTGATAAGCTAACTAGGGATATGATTAAGGCTATGAAGCGTAATGAACATTTACATACTGGGTTTACAAAGTTAGGATTCGTTGGACTAACTCCACTGCAGATTGCTGAACGCTACAAGATTCCAGAGGCACAGGCTTATATGGAGAGTGTTCAATCATGGAGTGCTACTAAAATGCGTGGTATAGTTAGGGCTGATAAAGTCTCTAAGGAATGGTTACACCTGCCAGATGATCAAGCAGATGCTTTAGGCAAAACTCTATATGAAACTTCAGAAATTTCAGATGAGATTGGCAGGGTATTATACCCTAGTGAAGTTTTGAAAATTCTTAAGGAGAATGGTTTATCTGAAAAGTATGTAGGTTTATATAACGAGATACAAGCATCCTTCAAAGATGTTTTATCTAGATTACGCATAGCTACTGAAGTAGAAATTCTATCCGAGTTTACGGGTAGCCCTCGTGAAATGATATCTGAACTTGACCGAGTAGGTGAAGAAGGCAGAGCAGAAATATTAGAGTTGTATGCAGTGGGCAGGGAACAAGAAGCTTGGTCTGAACTATCTAGTGTACGCAAACAATTTGATTCTCTTGAGCAACGAGACTATTTCCCTAGAATGCGTTTTGGGGAATGGGCAGTAACCGTACGCAGTAGGGGAGTAAACGAAGCTGGTAATATAAGAACTACTGTAGAAATATTTGAAGTATATGAATCTAAATCAGATGCCCTTGAAGCGCAGAAAATATACAATGCTCAGTATGGTCACCTAGATAATTATGACATACCTGAGTTAGACCGAATGACTGATACTGCTAAAGCTATGTATGGTATGCCGCAGGTCGTAGTTAAATCTATAGGAGATAAACTTCGAGCATCTGAAGGTGGTCTTACTGAGGAACAGGAAAGAGCATTGGCTATGGCGGAGTCTGACCTATCCCCAGGCAAAGCTTTCTTACGTCAATTGCGGAAGAGAAAAAATACTCCAGGATTTAGTAGAGATGCACAAAGAACTTTCTCTGCTTACATGGGTTCTGCTTCTAACCACTTAGCTCGCATAGAGCACAGTAAGGAATTAGTTGATGGGTTAGCTAAGCTAGATAGACTACGCAAAACTTTTACTGGGGATATATCTGACCTAAGCTTAATGCATTCTTATTACCAAGAGCATTTTAAATATATCTTTAATGCTTCAAATGATTTTGCTATGTTACGTTCTACTGCGTTTCATTGGTTCCTCGGCTTCAATGTGAAATCAGCGGTAGTGAATCTAACACAACCTATTTTAGTCACCTTGCCATACTTATCGGCACGTTACGGGACAACCAACACCACCAAAATGATGGCAAAATCCTATGCTATAGTAACTAATCACTTAGTTAAAAAGACCCCTATGACGTCCGCACAACAACGATTATTAGACCGAATGGCTCAGGCTGGAATCATTGACGAGTCCGCAGCATCCGACCTAGCGGCTATGGCTGAGTCATATGCAGGAATGAGAAACAACAAAATTAATAGGGGAATATCTAAACTGTCTGAGGCGTCTTCGTTTTTGTTTCGAGTTACTGAGAAATATAATAGACGAGCTATGGCTATAGCTACGTTCGAACTGCATATGCAACAAACTAATAACTTTGAAGAGTCTTACAAAGCGGCTGTTAATTCTATCCAAAGAACGCAGTTTGAATATGCTAAATGGAACAGACCAATCTTTCAAAGAAATAAAATTGCAGGTGCAGCTTTGGTATTCGTATCATATGTGCAGCAATTTTTATTCCTAGTATCTAATGGCTCCCGTACTAAGACTGGACGCTCAACCGCAAAAGGAATGTTATTACTAGCTCTAGTAGCTGGTGGCTTGCAAGGATTGCCTGGAATGGATTATATATTTAAAATAATAAATTTAGGAGGAACTGCCTTAGCGGGTCTACTGGGAATGGAAGACCCTGAATTAAACGTAGAGCGTGAAATTAGAGAAGGCTTACAACAAACATGGTTTAATCCTGACTTAGTTATCAATGGTACAGCCTCTCAGTATGGGCTAGGTCCACTGCACTTAGCAGAATTATTCGGTGCGCCTGTGCCAAACATGAACATACAAGGCTCCTTATCTATGGGTTCCCCAATCCCAGGCGTCAGGGAAATTCCTGGAGATGCGGGTCTAGCTGATTATGTATTACAAGCTGGTGGCGCTTTGACTAGTATTGCTAACAGTGTATATACAGGTATTACATCTGACGACCCTGATACTTGGAAGCGTATCGAGAAACTATTACCTGTGGCTGCTAAGAATCTAAGTAAAGCAGCGAGACATGCAGTACGCGGGGCAGAGACTACTAGAACAAATCCCGAGTTCTTACTCTATGACAGGGAGTCTCCAGAGGCATGGGCTGAAATAATGTTTGAGGGTCTAGGCTTCACGGCCTCAAGGACCTCAGAAATTTGGTCACTGTATGGGGAGCAAGCGGCTGGTACTGCTTACTTAAATACACGTAGACAAGGTTTAATGGAGAGACATAACTACGCAAGATATCATGAGGATACTAAGGCTATATCAGAAGCTCTATTGGATATTAGAAAATGGAATGAAACACACGTCTCTAAAGAGACTAGAAATTATAGAATTACTGGTAAGGAATTATCAGCTTCATTTAAATCTAAGATGCGTAGTATTAAGAAGAAATCAGAAGGTCTCCCTACAAGTAAAAGAGACCGTCTATATTATGATGGGGTTGCACAATCTAGAGAGTAAGTGACATTACAATCCTGTTAGTCTTGAAGCCTTCGGGCTTTAAGGTTTTCTCAAACCCAGGTCTACCCCAAAACTCAATCTCGTCAATCCCATTTTTATTACACCATACTTTAAAGTAATCTAAATCAGTCAAAAAGTTTTGGTGGAACTCCCTCGAAAAGTATACTATCCGTATCACCCGTCGATTCTGGTAATTCAATATCCTTGTCAGTCCCATCCCCACCAACTCCGGACGGAAGTTCATATCCCGCATCTGGTGCATCTTCGGTATCGTCTTGCCCAGGCCAAGTACCTGAGAATCCGAGGGATATCCATTCCTCTTCTGTTCCGATATCACTTCCCACAGTTGAAGCTGTCCCTTCGACACCATCATCAGCAGGTCCATCGGCGAGGAGTCTTGCAGTGTCCTCTCCCAATTCCTCTGCAATAGTTCCAGATATGTCTCTATCAGTTCCTGGTACGATGGTCGATTCATTATTATCTTTAGCATAAGCGTGGTACTCCATTATATCTATTTTTAATTGTTGGAGGTCTACACGTTTTTCTCCCTCCATGTATCTAATTGTTAGCGCTTTAAGAAATTGCATTGCCCTCTCAGGAGTATCCATTTGCACTTCCTCTACACCACGGGTTAGAGTTAAGACTGCATAACTCCCAGCAACGTGCATCGTAACAATGGAGTGCCACGGTATTATAAAGGTATTACTTTTTAATGTTAATATCATTATACTTCCTCGTCATAAGTATTTAAAAGTTTACGGTCTGGTTTGATTAAGATACCTGAACCTGTATCAACTAGCTTAACATAGCCCGCCAATTGCAGGGCATTAATTGCTCGTTCGTAATCATCCCAGCCCATTAAAAGCATCATAGGTTTAAACAATTCTTTTTTTCGTATACCCTCTATTCGATAGTCTACTAAGTATTCTTTAACCTTCATGATTTTTTCTGCGTTTCTATCTTCCGTGACTCCTTCATAAACTTCATGCATAGTTTTCTCAGTTCCCTCTAAGAGTTTTAAAGCCATAACAAAATGTCTCTTATGTATAACCCTATCACTAGTCTCTGCTGCACTAAGACAAACACACAGTTTATGAATATGAGTTTGCTTCCTGCTTGAGTAACCCTGCATCTGCTTTGATTTTAAATGAGGAGCTGGTTTCTGTCTATGCTGCATATACCACTTCTCAGCATACTCTGCAGCTCTTTCAGAAAACCTGAATGTACCACTCATCTTAGATATAATTTTCAAATCATCTTCAAGTCTTTTACCTAATGCAATTAAAGCCTTATCCTCCTTCGGATAAGCAATAAAGGTTTTTGACTTCTTACCTATTACAAAAATAATCCTACTTGCCAAACCACCTCCAATAGTATAGCTATCAAAACTCCGTTTAATCCACTCGGGTGTAGTACAGCCTATCATGTTTACAAAAGGACTCTCAACAGTAATAGTCCCACCGCCCATAGTCTTCCTAGTCTTAGTTCCCTCTACGGCATCCCACAAATCTGTAAAGCTATCTACCATAGCATCATCCTTAAGGTCAAGCAACGTACCTAACTCAGATACGGGTAGCATTAAATTACTCTGTAGAACTGAACGTCCATGTATTTTATATGTATCAGTTATCTCAGACATATACTGAAAGATTGCCTGCCAAGTTCCGCTGTCAGGTCCAATGTTAATACCCTCCACTTTCTTTAAAAGCTTCATACCGTAACCCAGAGTAGTTGACTTCTTAACTACACCAGGAGGCCCCACAAATACTATATAAAAATTAGGTTTAGCCTCTAAGCGTTCATGCTTAAACTTACACTTACCACTTAAAGCCCCAGCTATTATACTGATTGCAGTCCAAAAATGCATCTGTTTTGGCGACTCAGTATTATCTGTATACTCGATGTATTTGTTAATAAAGTTATCGAAGTTGCGCCCAATCTCAGGCATAATTATTCTTCATATTTTATCTCCGTCCCACGTATGAGGTTTAACTTCCCCATAACTTCTATCGCTAATCTCCGGATTCCCTACACCAATTGTTAACGGCTCATCATAGGGAATAGGTACAAGCATACATTCACGGATGTCAGGTAGCAAGTGTTTAAGGTCACTCTTCCTAACCATCATCACCAGACTATCATGAACCTGCATAAGAACTTTCACATGCTCAATACGAGAAAGATTTCTAACAAATCTTTTAGATAATTCTTTACCAATCAATTCTTGGCTAGCAGCATTCTTGTAATCCTTAGAAAAGAAGCCATGACCCCCACACTTCCTCCCATTGATACGCTCCTCTATATTCATCCACCCTTTATTGATTACGTTACCAACCGTTGACTGGGGAATCCACGCTTGCGCCTCGTTGAGTACATCTTGCGAAAGCCTTTCGAGGAATATTCTCCGGAAGCCAAATTTATTTTCGATATATCCTTTCTCAATAATCGCGGCTTCTGTTGCCTTATGCCAATCCAAGATTTCTGGGTTCTTCTCAAACCAAGTATCTTGGAAGGCTTGGGCCTCGGGGATTGTAATTCCCAGAGTTTTTGCAATCGTCGGCGCCTTACCACGATAGTTCGTCCCATGAACTCCCCCTTTTGTATTCTTTCGAAGCCGTGTAAAATTTCTATCTGATATGGTTCCAGATTGAATATCATCTCTACAAAATCCATAAATGAGATTGGTGTTTTCATCATGCAAATCCTTAGTCGGGTCTTTGAATATTTGCTTAAGCCTTTCACAATCAGACTCCCAAGCAACTACCTGTGCATCAGCTTGCTCCAAGTCAACATCAATGACAACATAACCTGGGTCCGGTATAAACACTGTTTTAATATTAGGCTTAGAGAAACTATATCCCCACCTAGTTAACATATCCGCTGCCCTACTCATGGTATAAATCCTCAACTAATTTTACACGATGCTTCATACGTATTATCTCTACCTCACGTTTAGATGCATATGTAAACGTTAAAGAACCTCCACTAGGAAAGTCAATCTCAAATTTACGGCTATCGTCTTCTGAGTTTAAACCGTAACCCTCGCATATATAACGAGCATCTTTATAAGTCCCCTTCACCATAGAGTAATTACTAACCCAGTATAAAACATCAGCACCCTCGGAAGCATCAGCTAAAGCCCTAAGGAGTTTTCTAAAGGTACGTCCTGTTGCCCTGCTACCCTCTTTTATTTCTGCTTTAAGTATCTTCATTATCCGTCTCCTTTACTTATGTTCTGAAGGTTAAGCCCTTCGTCAAATGGGTCAGAACCACTCGCCAATCTATAGGTTGAAGTTCCGGCAAGTTTGTATCCAGAACGGTAGCGCCCGTCACTAGATACAGTACTGTTAACAGCGTCAAGGAACTTGCAAAGACTTCTATAAAGACTAATAAGCTCAGCGACAACCGATAGAATAGGTTCCCTGTCTTGAATGATTCCCAAAGCATTATCATCTGTTGTCTTCCCCCATTTACCTGTTAGTCTATTACGTTTTGTTACAGGTTCAACTCCCATAACATCATAGAAAAATTCATTACACTTTCCAGGACTACCCCACCAACCACCAAACTTTTCTCTATATCTTTTCTTATCTGCAATTACTTTTATACTAGTAGTATTCGCTGGGAAATGTTTAGGCTCTGGATTAAAAACATCTTTAGTAAATTTAGTTATAAGATAAGTTACCTCGCCTATCTTCTCCCTAGTAGAATTATAGATATTTTTACGCTCTTCCATATCAACATTAGTTCCTCTGAGCATAATATTAAATAAAGGATTCCACATATCATATTGGAACTGCCAAGCCCGAGAATTCCCTGCAAGTAAACCATCTGGTGACATCATACTCTCAGCTATCTCGAAGGTATGGCAGCAATCCTTACAGTTATATTCTTGATACTTGAGTTCTCCTGCCACTGTCGGCTCGTGATTTTCACTCTCATCTTTCCAATAGACGTGGTAATCACAAAACAAAGAGGACAAAACATGCAGGCCTTTGTCAATATCTGCTGCGAAGTAGGAGTGAAATCCGACCATTGTATCACACCAGATATGACTTCGTATTCCCCAATTACGGGCGAAAAAACTAGCGTCATAGTGGTAGTTCTGTCCTGAGATTCTAACCTGCGGCATCTCAAGTAATGACTTAAGAGCCATAACAATAGTAAACAACTCATCATCGCTCCAATAGTTACCGCCATTGAGAGGCTTAATAATTGGTATACAGATAGCATTATGTTTACTCCAAGCTATGCCTACGTAGGATATATGTCTCGCCCATCTAGTCTCTATATCTACAGAAAGATGAGCTCCATTACAAGCCATTGCCTGTAACAATCCTAAGTTGTACAATACAGTTTCAAAGTCTGGGTTAGTTATGAATGAATAATCTGGCACGTCCCATTTGAAGCCGCACTCAGACGCCCTCCGGATATCGTGTACAATGAGATGCCTGAGCTTCCACTGCTTGGACAGCCTGGCCATTGAGTGTGTTGGGATATAAGGGATGCCCGCGTACTCAAGCTGGGACCCACGATACCCGTCAACGTTAGTCTCTTCATGCAACGCAAGCAAACCCATCTTTCCGAAACTGTAGATAAATGAGGGGCATATTTCTTCAATGAGATTTCTAAGTTCCTCAAATGAATCAAAGAGCTTTCCGGTAACAAATTTCCCTCCCCATTCGCGAGATGATTCATCTGATTTTGCTGCTGTCTTCTTAAGGATTTCATTGTCAACCTGTCCCCGTACTGGGGTATAGCTAAGCGCATGGCAAACTCCACATTTTTTAAATTGAATACCAGCTTCTGTTAAAAGCTTTCTTAACTGAAGACCTTGTGAACTTCTAAAAGCAATACCAGATTTCTTATCTTCTTTATAAGGATAATCCCCAACCAATAAGATACCATTCCAATCCTCTGGGATATAACAATAATTAGTTAACATACTTAGGTAACTCCTTCCAGACTTTTATGGCATTACCAAAAGGCAACACACCATTAGTTAACATCTCAATAGTATAAGCTTCTCCTTGAGAAAGCATCGGGTCGTATACCAAGACGGGAGCATCTGTACCTCTTAAGTCTAGAACTATTTTATGTAAGGTAGCCTTTGTCTGTAAACTCGGAACGTCTACTATATAGACAGACCCAACATCAATCGAGTACCCATGAATATACTCATGCTTTAAATGATAGAAGTTAAATAACTCTTCCAATAGCTCATGACCCAGAGGCTGTGGTCCTACCTTCTCTATAACATCTTCAACTGTTACACCAGCTACCATAGCTAGACTAGCATGGGTACAAGTCTGTGGTGTTGGTTGTTTTTGTAGTATAATTTTATTCATAATAACTCTCCTAGTTAAGGGAATCTACTTTTCTAATTTCAGATTCATTTCTCCATTTCTCATCCAACTCTATGGCATCACATTGCAAGCTTAGTTTATTACATGCCGTGAGAATGGGAAAAGAGCCAGCGCAAAAGTCAAGAACTCTATCTCCAGGATGGGCACACCTTGAAAGTAACTCCTCGTAAAGAGCAATAGGTTTGCCCGCCCCGTGAGAATGTCCAGTTGTTTGTGGGATAGTAATAACATCGTGATAGACTCCCGTTGTTTCTCTATCCCCTTTGGTGGCAAATAAGATGCACTCATAGGTGTATCGAGGGCCATGCTTAGGTCTCGGCAAAGACCCAATGTTTCCTTTATACCAGATGATAGGACGATTCCATACAGACCAGCCTGCTGCCTCCATGCGCTGTGACAGTTCATCGAATCTGGAAATGTCACAAAATAAGTAACATGCAGCTTCCTCTTTTGTGATTTTATAAAGTATTTCAGGCATAACATCAAACATACGCTTCCAATTAATGTAGCTATCATCGTACCCATGAAGTTTCCCCTCTTGCATTTTGACTCTTTGAAAGGCATTTTGTTTGTCCATGTCTATTCCATAGATAGGGTCTGAAACAACCACGTCAAACGTATTATCTTTATACCCTTTACAATGTTCTATGCTATCTGCAAAGATTATATTATGTGGACTCTCTATTTCCTTAAACATACCTGCCATTTTTTCTTTATGAGTTTCCAGTAATTTACTTTCAATTATTTTATCAGCATCCTTAGATGATTTGGCCTTAGAAACTAAAGGGTCCTCAGCATACTCTTGTCTGCGTAAAGCTTTTTCAACTTTAACTTTATCATTATAACTTACAGATTCTTTCTTCAACAAAGTTCTAGTAAGGTTGTCTAAGGTTATAGGTTCTTCTTCTATTTCCTCCATGAGTTCCTGCACAGCTGCCATAGCTGCATCTTTTTCCTGCCAAGTAAAATCTAACCGTTGTGTATTCTCAAACAGTTCAATCTTACGGGCTTTAAGAAGTTCAATATTTCCCTGGTCCAAACAAGGTATGAACCCTGCAGCTACCTTGAGAGACCCAAACATATAAGCATCTGTAAAGGCCGTTATGGTTTTAAGTCTACGCTCACCCGCTACTAAATATCTAATACCTTCCTTCATCTCTATGACTATAGGATTGATAAGCCCAACATCTTGAATACCATCAGATAATTCTTCCATAGCTGCAACAGGAAACTCTTTTCTTTTTCTATTATTACCTATGACTATAGTTGAAATCTCTACTATTGATACTGGCATATTATACTCCAAATTTATTAAAAAAAAGGGAGAAGATTTTCATCAACTCCCTAATTAAAACCTAATTAAAATTTAAAAAATAATATTATTCGTCATCACCATCTGGGGCATATACAGAAGATACATAAGCACGAGGCTCACCTTGGTCATTTAGTCTATGCTTAACTGTGTAACCAACTTGGGTATTCTTAAGCATGTTCAAACTAAATTCTTCACCTTCAACATTAAGACCAGTAGCTGTACGCATACGACCCAAGCTTACATTTTTATTACCACCCATATCCAGACCACCTTCGTCTGTAAGGTCTAAGAAAAATTCATCATAGACAAATAAATCATCAAGACCAGAATCGGCAACTGCATTTTTATCTAAACAACGAATCTTGGCTGTAGCACGAACCCACACTTTACCATCTGATTTACTCGTACCATCTTTCAATTTAAAGTCATCGATATTACCTTCGAAATCTCCTTCTGGATGAGGTATAACAGTATCCTGTGTTACTGCTTCTGTTACAGTAGACAAGAAAGATTCTGCATTAAATCCGCCTAATGCAATTGAAGAAGTTAAAACTGTAATAGTAGATTTTTTAAAAGTTTTCATTTTGTTTCCTATGGCGCTCGGCCTTAATTAAATTATGTTAGACGCACTACGCTGACTAACGATGTATATAATAACGTGTGGCTAATATCCTGTAAAGTTTTAATAATTACTGTTTATATTTTATCAAATCCTGCCATAATTTCATATCGCTTCGCCCAAGTTTTAAATAAAGGGACAAAACTGGGTTCGTGTTTTTTAGATTTACTAAGGTTGCGGGTTTTGAGCTGCATTTCTTTTTCCTGAGTAGACCATACATACTCCTCCCCTAAATCCTTAGCCAGTATAACATCACTAAAGTATTTACCAAAAGATGCTGTGTTAGCTTTACCTAAGAGCTTAGGAAACTTATAAATTCGACCATCCATTTCATCCTTATCTAGCTCAAGGTGTCCTATCAAAGTCATGGCACAGGTTAAATCATTACAAAGCTGTTTGATAAATTTTATCTCAGCATCCATAGCCATACCCCAGTCAGCTATAGTTTTAATAACCTTAGCTCCAACAACAATATCCATGCACATATCGTTGATACCGGATAGGCCATCTATCACCACCATTTTATCGTTATCAAATCTAGAGATGTCCCCAAACTCAACTCCATGTTGGTCTATAAAATTAGAACAAACTCTAATCAAGTCAATCAATTGCTGATGCTCTTTAGGAACTGCACCTTTACCAACTTGTAATTCTTTCTGGTCCTTCAAATTAAGCTCTTTAGCAAAGACCATCAGCCCTTTCCAACCTGGAGTACTCGCCCCGACATAGTTCCAATGCAACCTGCCACGTTCTTCTTTTGTAAGGTCTAAAGCTAAGACTCGCTCTAATAAAGAATCTTTCCCTTGCTCTGTGAAGATTACAAATACTTCTAACCCCGCTTGAATTGCTGTTGCAATGGAACTAGTTTTACCAGCCCCAGGCAATCCAAGTAGTAAAATCTTGGGAGCTTCTTCGCCTTTTGGAACCTTGTGCCCTGCAATTATGTTGTATGGTAAATCAGCTTGCTCTAATACACTACCTTCTATATGTATTTTTTTAGTCATGTTCTCTCACCTTATAATAGTCTGTTTCAAATGATTCAATTCCCTTAAATTCAAGAGAAAGGAATAATAGTTTGTAGTAATTTAAATCACCTTCAATAGAGTTACATTTCCAAAAGTTATGAATCCGTAATTCTAAGTCTAGATTTTCTGGCTTAAGCATATAAACCATATAAGTATGACTCCATTGTGGCTTTATGTTTTGAGTTAACCTCATCCAAGTCATACCCGTGTCTGGGCTAGCAAAAGCAATGTTAGGATATGCTCTAAAGTTAGATCGAGGTGCAAAGTATTTAGCTTTAGCCATTACCTCCATATCACCATAACGCAGCATTTCAATGGTAAAGTTTCTAACGATAGGCATACTCATCAGAATCTATCTCCTACGCCAATTGTTACACGTACAAACCCTACACATACATATAAAAAAACTCCCCGCTTTGCCCAATTCATATGTATGTTAGCATATTTTCCTCCTTCATTTATGGAGAACCCCCACCGCTTAAAATAAGTAAGTCCCATCATATCACCTCGTGTGTTATGGAAAGTTCAGGGGCATCAGGCCGCCAGATTCTAATAGGCATCATCTGAAGTTCCTTATGTTCAAACTTAGCTATACAGCTTGTAGCATAATCACACTTGCCATAAGTATTACAGGCATCAGCGAAATCATAATCATACTGTCTAAGTTTCCAAGCAGCTACCATCTGACTAAAATCCCTGTTTACTTGACGCCACCATTTTTCAAGGACTGAATCTGAAAAGGATACTGGCTCTTGCATATGGGTGATTTTAGTTTTAAGGATTCCAATACCTCTAGTAATGACTCCAATGACAGGGTATCCTGCTTTTCGGAAGACGTATGTGTACCCCATAAACTGGCTTCTAGTGTTCCACTGTTTAAGCCAAGAAGGTCCAAGGCTTCCTGTTGTTTTTTCGTCGACCAACCACAGTCCACCATTAAAGTCTTCCATTGCATCGCAGCGGACATGGTAGAGCAGTGGCTTCCCAGTAACTGGGTGAAGCACATCAAGCTCGATTGTAAGTGCTTGTTCACTGGCAACGGTTCCATCCTCCATAATATGTTGCGTACCGCCTGGTGAACTGTTACCTGAGTATTTTTGCCAGTAGGCGAGAAAGGCTTCCGCCATTCGGATATATGCTTTAGGGCTATCTGCCCATGCTTCATCGTTATCTCTAGCATTATCATATCCGTACGTTTTTGTAAATGCAATAAAGCCTCTAGCAACCGCGTCTTCGAGTTTCGTCTTGGAAGCACCAAACCTTTCCTTTCGTACGACATCTAACCCCTCCGCAAGTGCTTTACCAGCAACTAAATGGATACTTTCCGCACTACCAGTTCTGCGAAGAATATCTCGTTTAAAAAACTTCTGAGGACAACTACGAAAGTTACAGCGCATAGTATTATCCACAAGATAAGGAAAATCAAAAGTATCTTTTGCTCCTTCTTCTAAATAACTTTTATCCAAACGTTTTAAGTTCTCAATAGTAGGCTCATAAATCATTAGAACATACTCCCAAGCAAATCATCCACATCAACATCAGAAACTTTTTTGGCAGCTGGCTTTTTAGCAGCTGGGCTTTTAACTTGCTTATCACCACGAGCTTTACTATCCTCCTGTAGATACTTGATAGCCTCCTTTACTTGTTCTTCTGATACTTCACGACCATTTACTATGTCCAGGCGCATAGTATCTACAAAGTTTTTGCGGTCAATATTTTCACTAAGCAGTTTACTCTCCAACACAGTTGGTGAACTCATTTTGCATCTCCTCTAATAATTCACTTCCGATAGCCTCTCTTTTACGTAAATCCTCAGCTACCAATTTATTAATGTAGGCTATCATGCCTCCATACTTTACCTTCCCTGGTTTAAGTGGGTCTTCTAATAGAGCATCCACTTTCTCTTTAAGCTTAGCATCAATACGAGTATTGAATGGTACTGTATTTTGCTTTTGTCTTCCCATGTTTCCTCCTAATAGATACATGCAACTACAAATATATAATTACATGTATCTAAACAACTGTAAACAACCTAACTATCCTCTAAACTAGCCCCAACTAATCTCCTTTTGGGTCATGCAATTTTGAGTAGCATAAACACAATTCTTATGAAGAGTAACCTTAGAATACCTACCAGACTTTTTTAATAAATGATATAATCTTAAGGTTTTAGCTACATCTGAATTCCAATAGTTGCAATGTAAATATACTCTTGTTTTATATCTTCCTTTAAACCGATATACTCTATGGATTGTAGTCTCTATGAGACTCATGTTTTTCTCCTCGGTTATAAATAATAGCTATGACAGGAACCTTTGGGCTAGTGTGGGACTTCGTCCTGCGCTTCGCTTGCCGTCATCCCCATACGAACCCCGCCAAAAAGACGGCGAGTTCTATGTCGAAGTCGCCAATTCGAGGCTATCACACGCCCTTTCCTGTCAAGCCATTTTTTCTTTCCCTAGCCTAAGTGATGCATTTAGTTATATCTGCAATACGATTTCTTATTGCCAGAATATTCTCCGAATTCTCCATTATGTTTCGGGAAAATTCATCAATCCTATTGCTGGCATTTAAGGCTGGCATATCATCAGACTTTTGCACTTCTTCTGGAAATGATATAAGTAATAATTCCATTAAGGTATACATGGATTTCTCCAATATATCAACATTCATAGCTAAAGTGTCTAAGCAATTCGCCATATTACTCAATCCCGTAATGTTTGGAGCTTGAAGTGGTGCGCCTATTGCTTGGCCAGCGCATTGTTGATTAAGCTCAGGTCTAAGTGACTTCATTTGTTCAGTTCCGTTGTTCATTATTTATTCTCCGGTGTGTAGCGACCAAGTATGTAATCAGGTCTACGTTGGTCTGGTTGTGGACAAGCAGCAATGATTCGCCACCCTTCCGTAAGTTTTCCCTGTAATTCATCAGTGCAGGCATCTTCCATTAACAGAGTGTCATTATAAATACTCAATGCTTGGCCTGGTGTATGCACCTCACACTTAGAGTTATAATTAACATCTCCTTGAGTTGGGTTCATTTTCAGAACTTCTTCCATTTTAGCCATAAGAGCTTCAAAAGGATTTCCATCTTTACTGCTTGAAGTTTTAAGATAAGAGAAAGATTCAAATTCAATTTTGTGCTCTACTACTAAATCTGTATATTCCTCAGGAGACAATAAAACTTCATCGGACGAGAATAAACTATAGTTACTGCCTTCGTCAAACCTTTCTTGGTTTAAAGTAATTCCCCATTTTCCTAATAAAGCGACCATTGCTAAAATCCTGGCCTTGTGTTTTTCTAACCCTTTATCCCCGTCATAATTATAAGGGGTTTTAACTTTTGCTCTAATCAGTTTCATAAGTTGTCCTATTGCGCCGGTTAAGGCGCGGTTAGTTTGAATTAGTCAGCCTTGCTTACTAAATATAGGCTGCGTTTATGACGAGTAGACGCCACGAATTGGAGGTTGATTTCCTGCTGCTCTTCCCACTTCTGCTCACACTTCGAGGGGTCACACAAGCTAGGCTCAAGCCAGAAAGTATCTTCAGCCTCTAATCCTTTTGCCCCGTGAATTGTGGTGAGCTTAGTGCCCCCGTGAGATTCGCTAATAAGAGCTAAAGCTTTCAACATATCTGCAACACTAACATACCTATCACAGAGTATCATTAAAGTATCTACCTTATCTTGCTCGCGCGCAATAGTTCTATACTTCCCAGCTTTCTGCAAACGAGTTGCTTCGACCTGCCACCAACGAACTATTTTAAACTTTAAATCAAAACTATCATGAGCTTTAAATTTATTAATCCACTTAATTAGTTGTTTAGGTAGCTTACCTGACATTTCAAACTTTCTGTTCTCACGCAGAAGTTGTAGGGCTACAGTGAATAGTGGTGCATTATTACGACACATAACCAGACAGCCATACTGCAGGCCAGAAACCATAGTCTCGAAGTCCATCGGCTCAACAGAACCTTCAATAGCATTTTCAGCCGCTGTAATGGTTGAACAAAAGTTTTGAGCATATTTGACTCCGCTTATAGGTACGCGCCTAGTTGTATGCATGGGCAATTCCATCATATCAAATCTTTCTGCGATACGAGACATTGAATCAACACCAGCCCCGCGAAATCCATATACCGCCTGATGCTTGTCACCAACGCCAATAATGCGCTCGCCCATATAAGGCAGTAACTCTTCCTGCAATGGATTCAAATCCTGCATTTCATCCACCATAACCACAGGCGCTACATCACACTTCCAGCCTTTTTCCAAGATAAGCTTTAAGCTCAGATACATCATATCATCAAAGTCTATAGTAGAATAATCTTTACTACTAAGAGCTAAAGCCTTACGAGCACCTTTAATAAGCTGAGCATCAGTAAAGCCTTCAACTTCAATGCTATGCTTATCAAGCAGTTCCGCCCATTCAGACTCTTCATCTGCAACTGTAATGCCAATACCTTCTCCCTTAGCAAGGCTAACTAATTGAGCAATTTCCCAACTAGCATCTGCAACACTTTTACAACGGCTTTCAACTATCTTCTTAACCTTCCAGCCATCTATTTTCATACTACTAGACAGACGTTGTTTAAGAAAGTGCAGCCAAAAAGCGTTAAAGGTTTTGCTTATTACATGTCCTGGTAATTTGCTAGCTAATTCTTCTGCAATCTTCTTAGAGAAGGAAGTAACAACTGTACCCATAGGCATAACCGGAGCTAAACCATATACGATAACAGAAGTTTTACCACTACCAGCTGTTGCATTGACGATTAAATGGCCTTCGCCCTCTTCGCCTTCTGCAATAATGTCGCTCTGTTCATGCGACCATTCAAAATTAAGACTCATG